GCATGGTTACCTGCTGGGTTTTGTCCAACCACTAATAAATTATCTTTAAAAGTATCATCACCGGCATCCCATTTGTCAGAATAGTAGGGTAAACTATCCCAACCATTAGCTATTTGGAATCCTAGACCGTTTACTATTACACCACCATAATCTATACCTGTCATTAACTGTGCCAGGTCCTTACCTAACTGTCCAGTTGTTGGGTTATAATAATATTGTATTCTATCAGTTGCATTTAAAATTGACTGATCTAAAATATAATTTACAACTATTGATGCATTTTTTACAGGAGGAGTTGTAAAAGTTATGTTACCCGAATAAGTTGTATAACCTTTTATTTTATTAGCAACTACATTTAACGAGTATGTATCTCTCAAGACAGGCACACCGTCGATTGTAACTGAACTCTGGCCGATTCTTCTATCAGGTGCCCATGTTAATAAAAATTGAATCTTTGATCCTGTACCTGAAAAAGATGCAGTTTGTTGTAGCTGTGTTATATAATATTTTTGATCTATTCTATCAAATTTTATTCCAATTTTTGTAGATCGAACAACACTATTACCAATAATAGCAGATGCAGTTGCGGCAATGCCGCCAGTTGCTTTTAAACCACCATTAAAAATTATAGTAGGAGCTGACAGATAACCTGAACCAGGTGTCAACAATACAATCCTATTAACTGTACCATTTACAATAAACGCTCTTGCAGTTGCACCAAAGCCGCTGTCACTTGATATAACAACTTCTGGAGCAGTTATATAGTTACTACCGCCAGAAGTTAATATAATTTCAGTAATTTCAAATCCACAATTATCTAACCAAAATCTCCAAGGGTATGCATGAATATCTGTGTTATATGCTGTAATTTTACCAGCACCAACTGATACCTGCATCGGAGCATAAGTACCATTATTGTAAATAGGTTGTAAATCAAAATCAGTAATAGGTAATTGCGCTGTGTCAATACCATCATAGTTACTTACGTATTCACGAACTTTAGTTTTATAAGGTTTAACTTCGTTTACATAGTCTTCGAAGTTTGCTAAATTATCCGGTTTATAAGTAACAGGCTGATCTAATGCACCAACATTGTGCTGAGCTTTTACAAAACTTGTCTTAAAAATCCAATCGACATAAGGTTGTTCTGTAAACACATAACGTACACTATCGAAAAATAAATCAGAATAAGAACCATTTAAATCATTAATAAAAATTTTATTCTTCAAACAATTTAAAATAATTCTAAGTTCCTTAGAAGCAAATAAGTCGTATCCCAAGCTGTCAAAGATATTATTATCAAATCCTAAATCAGTATCAACTGATTGATATAGCAACGAACTTAATTGTATTGTTCCGTTTTGAATACCTACTACATTATAAATCTGTGTCCAATCTACGCTAGATACATCTGAATATTTGTTTAATAGCAACCAACCACCCGAATTAACTATTCTAACTTTAACTATTTCTCCAATAGCTGGGCTAACATCTCGCAAACTAGCCAAGGTGTCAACAGAAAAATCTGCTACAGTAAATTGATTATATCCGGTTGCATACCAGTCGGCGTAACTCCAATATTTTCTTACATCATATGATTGATTAACAGATCTATACCAAGATTGATTTGTAGAATCGTATGAATATATACTCCAAGTATTATCAGATTTAGAATCACTTTTAACTAATGCACTATAATCTCGGATTGTAAATGTTGTTGAATCATCATATCCTTCTCCAGGCGATAAAACATCTAATCCAATAATCTGACCTTTAGAATTAATTTTCGCTTTAACACTTGCACCTTTACCAGAGCCAATTACCTTAATATACGGGGCATTAATATATCCTTTACCCTGTGAGAGAATTATACCGCCTGTAATTTTTCCATTTGTTGTTGACGGAGGTATAGGAGAAATTGATGGGCGTGTGACTGATGCAACGTTGGCATAGATTAACTCAGCATCAGTATCAAATACAACATCATACATTCCTGAAATTACCGACGGGTATTGATCATAAGATTCTAAATCAGAAATATCATATGTTTCAACAATTTGATTTTGTATTAAAATTCTATTTGTTGTTTCTACAAACTCTTTTAATGCTTCAAATCTATTAATAAACATACCTTGGCGAGGTCTATTTTCTATACCATAACGAATTTTAGTAGGTAACGCAGGGTCAGGAACAAGGCGACCAACTACATCACTACCGCATAAACTGTCAATCCATTTTTGTTCAATGACTGTGGGAATATATGTTGTAGGATCATCACTAATGATATTCCAATGACCGTGAACATTTTGATCTGTTTTTTCGCCTGTCCAGTATTCAACACTTAGTACTACATCTTTACCAGTCAAGTATTGTTTAGCATTTATTAGACTAAATGAATCTAATCCAGTCAATGCTAAGTAGGTATAGGCCTGGCCCCTTGGGTTAGCAATTAAGTTTGCAACATCTTGGGCTGCCATATTTCTTCCTGGAACATTTGGAATAAACTTTTTATTTTTAACCCAGAAATAATATGTATATGTATAAGATTTTGTTATGTTATTGTATTTCTGTCTTACAGAATATGCAGTATCACCATACAAACTCTTACCACTAATTCCTAACGCATTTCCAGCAGTTGTATCTGCTTGAGCATCCCATTGATTAGGTTTTAATTTTGTAGCAACCCATTCGTAAATATCTATACTTGAACCAACTGCTAGTGTATTCCAATTGGTATTTCTGTAAGATGTATCATTTTCATAAGGATTAATGAATTTTGCAGTTCTTAAATCCCACCATAACTGACCGACTTGATCGCGAGTCCATGCTGTCCCGGCATTTACATTAACTATATTGCTATCACCTACAGTATATGTTGCAGGATCATAGAACGCTTTAAATTTAATTTCTTCTTCGGCAGGTCCTGCAATTTTTCCTTGTATAGGATCTATTGTATCTAAGTATGTTAATAAACTACCAGTTGATCTATTGTATAAAAATGCTTTTTTAACTTTCTTAATATCAGGTTTTTCAACATCTGAGTGTAACTGTGACCAAGTATATGTATTTGGATTTTTAGCATAGTTAAAGATTGTTCCGCTAACAAGTCCTTGATCGACCCAGTAAGGTGCACCAATTAAAATCTGATTGGATCCAACTGCAAATCCAGATCCGTAGCCATCTGCTAACAACGATGACAACGATGCTGTACCAGTACCAGTGCCGATCCTTTGTGCTGTAAATGACGTACCTACTTGATATACTAGACCAGAGGTGCCGGCTATTGCGTTCCAGTCTGTTGTTCCTACTGTAAGAATTGTATAACGATTACTTACTACAAGTTTTCCAGCAGTAACAATAGGACTAATTTTAGACAGGCTTTCACTAAAGACCCACTTGTTAATGTATCTATCATAAACATCAACTCTGCCACTGTTTACCTGTAGAATAGTAAATGTAGTATCACTATGGTCAAAAATAGTTGTACCCGAATCAAACGTTGTATCAATAAAATTATTTCCCTGTCGACTATAAACTACTAGAGTTTTATAATCATTCATAAAAGAAATTTTACTGCCAAAATATCCAGAAGACTGCGGTATATGCGGTGTTAATACTTGATTCACAGCATACTGATTATCTATCAATTCATAAACTGTTACACCGCCTCGATTATTTAGACCGTTTAACGATAATGTGTCATCAGATACTGCCATAAACGTGCCATCGAATGATATTGCAATTCCATTTCCAAAATCAATATCGTTTGTAGGTCCTACCAACGATCCAGGCATGATACTGAACTCATTTGAAATAATCTGATAAGTGAATATAGCATGGCGAGATGTCCCAAGATTAATACCTGAAATTGCAATAATTTTTCCATCACCACTCAATGCTACTGTTCTTCCAAAGCCTGTAATACCAGACGGAGCCACAAATCTTAAAAAATAATTTTCTGTCCAACCAATAGTTGAAAAACTTATAACACCTGACGGAATAGAATCAGGCACACCACTAAGTTGTAGTGTTTTACTATCAATAACTGAAACAACAGTTTGATTACTAGTGAATCCAATTCCAGACACTACCATTCCTGAAGATATACCAGCAGTAGATTCTACTGCTAGAATAGATAAAGAACTTCCTACAGGATTGTAAGACGAAGATTGTTGTAGTGTTTTAGAATATTTGTATGAATATACTTTGTTAACACCAGGTGCAGATACATACACAACTGTATTTCCATCCATATCTTTACTAAAAGCAGAACTATAACCAAATTCATCTCCAGACTGAGCATCGGGATTTACTAAAGTTTTAACATATGAAAATATATTATTAATATCTTTTTTGTATAATAATACCGTACCTGTAGTTGTCAAGCAGTCGCTTATTAGCATGTAACTACCGTCATCTGCAATAGTAATTCTGTTTGGTACAATATTTTCTGGATTATTCTGAATAACTTGGCGTTGTGTCCAGTTTGTCCTGATTCCTGCCTTGTCGTAGACAATAAGTTCGCCAATTGTTCCCGAAGATACTACCGCAATCGATCCGTTTTTGCTCATAGCAATAACTGAACCAAACTGTAAATTAGATCTCGGTAATGTATTTCCAATCGGTACTAGGTTATATACAGGATTGTATTGCCATACTGCCCAGTTTTCAGCACCCTGATTGTCAGTCCATATTAACTCTCCTATTTTTAATTTAGGAGTTAAAACAGTATCTATATTATCAATAGAGTTTGTTTTCTGAGTTACCAAAGAATGAACAAGTATTCCGTCTACTTGTGTGTAAGGAGAAGGAATAGATTTCAGTGTAGTCGCTACAGAAAACTGATTCAAAGATGTTGAAATAATTTTGTAATAACCACTTACTACAGGAGCATTAGAAATATTAATCCAAGTTCCAACTTCTAAAGTGACTAACTTGTCAGTTGCAAATGTTAATACTCCACTAGATAAATCAACTGATTTTATATTGATATGTTGATTTGTGTATCGATAAACATTCCAACTTGGTCCTTCAAATGTTACCCAAATATAAGATCCTTCCGTTAATACAACTGTAGAAGTTACAATATCTTCTATACGTGATAATATTAACGAAACATCGGAACTATTAACATACCCTGCACTACGTAGAAATGGTTTATAATTTTTTAATACAGGCCAAGGTGAGGAATTATAGCCTAAAGGTTTAAGATAAACATCATTAGGGGTTTGTTGTATAATAAAATTTAATGCGGGATCTATAGTATTTGTTAAATTAAATCCTTGTGGATTTATTCTAAATTGAGATTCATCTAAAATAAATTCAATATTTTCAAATGCCATGGCTGCACCGTAATTACCGCTACGAATTGCCCACTCTTCGTAAAAAACTAGGCTTTCTTTATTTTCACTACTTAATACATTAAACAATTTATTAAGAACATTTTGTGTTCCTTTTTCTCGAATCATTCCTTGATAAAATTTAAATTCGCTAACATCGTCTTGTATAATGTTATCAAGATACTGGCGTTTCTGATAACCGATCAAATGATGTGCCATTGTTTGTTGGGCATTGTCAAAGTTATCGCCGTTCAAGTCATAAAAATCTGTAAACTGGCTAGCTTTATATGTCCAATTTGGAATTAACTGAGGTACCGGTTTTGATGCTAATTGTACCCAGTTTGCAGAAGTGAACTCAGAGCTGCCGGGCAGAGCCATAGACGCACTATAATAAAATCCCTGATAAGATACAATATCTCCCAGTGCATAATCTTGCCATGGTTGCCATTGCTGTATATTAGCTTGATCGAATATAAATCCAGGAACATCGAAGCCGCCATACCATCCTGCGCTAGTATATGCAGATATCTTGAGACGTTCTTGCCTGTATCCACTTTCTGGATTATAAATTAGGTCGTTAAAAATTGTTGAATTATCTATTACAACAACTTGTTCATGTTGTACTAGATAAAAAGTTGCTCCGTAAATTCCATCTGCTGTTCGAGGGCTATAGCTAACAGTATTACCATTTCTGTAAGAATCTAAAAAATGAGGGTTCAACGGGGTACCGTCTACTTTAGATATTTCATAGTCATAGAATTGATTTGTAATGGCGTCTACTACTGCAAGATTAGTTGTAAATGTTAGTTTATTTGCGGCTGGACTTAAACTAATAACACTACTGCCCTCATCAGATAATCCATCTAATTTATTATATTTTGAATAATCAAAAACATCACTTGGAGCAATAGTAGTTAATGCACTATAATAGTCTCCATTATATCTAACAACCGACCCGTATGATACAAGTGTGCCAGGTGTCCAGTCTTCCCAGTTGTCTCGACCAGCACTCCAATTTTGTGTGGTCCAAAACATAAACTCTCTGACACTTGAATCCCAGTTAGAAATTGCTTGTAGGTTAGCATTAAAATCATCAAATACGAATCCTTGATTCTTTAAATATTCGCCATACCCTAGTAAGAAATCAACAACTTCTTGTATTGAATAAAATTCAGTACCATAAGGAACTACTATAGGATTTGTAGTATCCCATCGTTTTCTTAAAGTTGCTGTTGCTCCGCCTATTACCGGCAATGTCGATAATTGCAAAAAGTTTTTTTCATCAAAATTAATAGATGTAACTGTCGAGATTGTACGATAAAACTGTTTGTTATACTGAACAATAGTGCCTGCGGCATATTGCTGTCCTGCTGTCCAAATACTGAAAGATTCGCTTATTCCGCCAACGTTAATTGTTCCACCAGATTGTGTATAAGGATAATATACAAAATAAGGTTGTGTTCTACTATAACCCTTAATTTCCCATCCAACTGAATTCTTTTTACCACTTGGAGTTTTTGTTATAATAACACCGCTATAGGTAATTTTTTGTGTTGGACTCGAGCTATTTAAAACAATTTTAAAATTTTCCTGAGGAACAAATACGCTACCAGAACTTAAAGGAGTTTTAGAATCTAATAAAATTTTAAATTGATCTTTACCAGTAAAAGCACCTATTCTATAAGATAGACGAGGTACCATAATCTGTAAATCAGACTGATACTTTAAATAAGATTTTGTATTATTACTGAATACAAAATTAAGTATATAAGAAACAATATAGTTTATAATACCTGCTGTTTGTGTCCTGACTTTACTTGAATATATACTAGGTAAAACTATATCTGACGGACGAACACGAAGCATAGTATCAGAATAGACTAACTGCCCGGCAAGATTTCTATTAATTCTGCTTCGATCTAACATTAGACCAAAAGCTTTAGCAGGCGATAATAACATAGTTGCTAGTATTACACTAAACGGATAATAACTACTACGTCTCCATGCAGATTCAACAGGACTAATATCACCAAATACAAAACCTTGATACGGAGCAGACGGTGTAGATACCATACCACATTGAATAGGACTTAATAAGTTTCCGCTGGCGTCTACTGGAATGTGCTTCATTAAGAAAGGTTTTGCATATTTTGCAACTTTAACTGCTGACATGCCTGGCTGGCGAATCATACCGTCATTAATATCTTGCCACATAGGCAAATTATCGCTTGTATATGGTGCAGGTCCGTACGCTTCTTCCCACCAAGAAGGTTTAATTGTAAATCCTAACATTTCCCAAGGACAGATATTAGGACGATCGGTATCTAACATCCAACGATAAATTCCTCGCCAGTATTTTGGAACTGGTGAACCATTGGGTGCGACTGATTCCAAATAACTAAAAGTAAACGAATTATCTGCATTATAGCTCAGAGGTTTAGTAAAATCCCTGCCAGCTAGACTAGTCCACTTGTAAAAACTCGGTGCTAGTACTTGATTAAATTCATTTAAAGAATAATCAGTATTTCTATTATAACTAGGAATAACATCGGCTATATCAAAAATATTAGTATCATATTTTACTTTGATGTTATTAAAAATTCTCTTTTCTAATTCTAAAATTAAATTATCTCTATAATCGCCATATGCTAATACCTGACTGCCATCGTGTCCTTGTATCATTACCCTCGGTGTAACTAACGATGTATCTGTATATATTTGTGGAACATAGGCTGGCCACAGGCCTAGTTTAGTAGGTGTTTCTGGAACATATGATCCGTCTGTACTATCGTACTCATATGTGGTAAGAGTATCGCCGTTATGCAATTCTACAGAATTATCAATTTCAACAAATCCCTGATTGTTAAATGTATAATCTTGCCCGTATACTAGTTGAACACCGTTTAAATATAATCCAACTGCTTTATTAGATAATATATCTAAAGAAAATACAGTAGTCAAAGGATACTGTTTAATTCTATAATCTACTACAGATAAATCTGTTCTGATACTAGCACCATAAGGAACCATATCACTAAAATAGTAAGGACCAGTTTTTGGTTTATCTTTATTAATCTTTTGGAGAATTAAATTAACTAAAGTAACTGGATCGCCTTCTACGCCCAGATTGCTAGCGGTCTTGATGAAATTTCTTTTAAAATTATTATAATCGTTCCTCGACTGCTCTAATGATTTAATAATATTATTTGATTCCGAAGTCAAATGATATATTGCGAGACTCATAGGACCACTATGTTGTACAAACTTTGTACCATACTGAGTAACATTTCCAAGGTCTCTTAAATTTCCAGATCCAGGAAATGTTCCAATAAATGTTGTTCCTAAATTATCAATAATCGAGTTTACATGATCAGTAACTTCACCTAATGTAAAATCCCCCATCGAATTATTCAACGGATTATTTTGTAAATTTACAGGAATTTCATAATACCCGTTATTATTAATAGGTTGCGATGCAAATGCTTTAATAGTAAGAACATCAGTTAACAAAATATCATTAGTTAAGATCACTTGCGCATAATCAGAATTAGTAACAACTTGCCAAGCAGATGGATTTAATCTAATACCATTAACATATACTCTAACAACTAAGTCTGATAAACGAGAAACATCATCAAAAATGTCAATATTAAATTTATTTGTTAATCCAGAATTTTTATAAATTCTCACAGCGGCTTGTGTATTTGATACTGTACATTTTTGCCAGCCATTCTTGTAAACTAAATTTCCAGCATAGTCTTGACTTACTAGGTAACCTATATTAACAGATTTTTTATTAATAGCAGTAGTTTGTTTGTACTGAAAAGAATCTGTTGCTAATGTAAAGTTAAAAACAATATCTCCAATGTTACTAATATTTTTATAACTTAACGGAAATCCTAATGCTGTGTCATTATTTCCGGATCCAATTTTATAGGAAAATACACTAGTTCCTTTGAATGTCGATCCATTGTATACTGTAGTATCGCCATAACTAATTTTGTCTTCGTCTACTATATCAAATAGTGGTGTCTGATTTACACCATTTTTAGTTTGACCTTTTATCCAAGTTGTACCATTAAACCAGTAAGCATATCCTTGGTGTTTTAATCCTGACTTAATATATGCAACTTGATTTAATTCTGGATCGCTCACATCTACTAAATGAATTTGACGGCTGCCTTCGTTTAAGTGTAGTACATCAACAAATGTAACTTCAAAGATTTTATTTTTTACAAGACGATCGGTATCTGCTGTAAAAATAATTTTTTGACCTTGCGTCAAGGGAACGCCGTCGACGTTATAGCCAAAAGAGCCTTCTATTGTACTAAATGCATCTGTTGTGAAATCATCAATTAGATCTATATCGTCTATAGATTTTGTTCCAAAGTTAAATAATTTTAAATCGGCTTCGAATTCGATAATAGGTCGTATAGCTCGGGATGTTTGATCTAAATCTGCTATATTTCCATTAAATTTTGAACTGAATGTAATTGCATCTCTATGGAACCAACGATTGTATCGACTCCAGTTATTTCTATCCTTACTTGCACGATTAATTACAATATAATCTGATTGGCCTGCATAGCCTGTTGCATCACTAAAAGGTGCTGAATCAAATTTATCACTATCAAATGGCACAGTTTTTTCTACAGTATAAGAATTTATAACTTCTAAAACTGAAGTTGGAATTAATTTGATAGATGTTCCTACACCTTCTACATAAAATTCGCCTGTAGCATATTGCTTAGGAGTTACACGGCCTGTAAACGCAACCTTCATTCCGTTTGTTAACGGAATATTTCCAGGCAATATATAGCTTTTTTTACCTAATAATTCGTATTCAACATCGATAAATGTATCTTCAGTTATAGATGCTGTGTGGATTGCTCCGCCTAGATTTAAATCAGTTTCGCTTTGATAATATAGTACAGTTGGAGCATCTAAAGGAACTGTGAATGTAATTGTTCCACGTTCAACACCGTAGTTATCAATTGCAGATGAAATATATCGATCTTCAACTCCCATACTTCTAGCTGTTTTAAAACTAAAAGGATTCCCCGGACTATCAATTTCAAATTTATATGTTTGTCCTCTATAAAGTGTTAATACTGGATTAAGAGAAAATCCGTTTGGTGTAAACAAATACTCGTTGTTATTGATTTCAGATTGTATTGTTACAGTATATGTACTAACAGTTCCTAAACTTTGTCCTGGAACTACTATTGTTTCAGGGCCGTACGGTAACCAATAATAGTTTTGAAAATTTACAAGTTTATCCCAATCAACATGTGGATCCCAGCTATAAAATTCTTGTTTATTCAAGCGAGAATGATTTAGTGTGTTACCACCAAACACATTTATTTGATTAATATAGTCTTGATAATCTTTGAAAAATGTAGTATTTCCAATTGCATCTTCAACTGTAATAGCCGGTTCTAACTGATAATCTTGTCGTTCGGTTGTGGCCGCAGTTACATAGATATCTTCACCTGTAGAACTTTTTGCATTTTGTCTTCCTATATATCCATTGACTTTATTAACAGTACCTGATTGAAAAAGTTGGTCGATAGTTGCTTGTAAAAACTTTTTGTTTGCAGTTGTTTGATAAAATTTAGGCAGTAAGTTTGCACTTAGGCCTTCGTTGCCGATTGGATTATTACTTTTGGCCATTAGATACCCCGAAGGTTGCTGTTGTGATGTTTTGTGAAGTTATAAGGTTACTCGAATTTTGTCCTGTTGTAGTTTTTAAGTTGTCGCTTGTTAATCCTGATACTATAACAATATCAGATGCTTGCGCACAACTTATGAATATTTGATTACTAGGACATTGTATTTCGAATAAACTTCCAAAGTATAAACTGTTTTGTTTAGGTACTATAACAAAACTGCTAATATCCGGTGTTAATTGATTAATTACGTAGGTCGATAATTCTGTAAAATAAAATGTATCGCCAAAATTCCAGTTGTCTAGTGCAAAAAATCTATCAAAAGCTGTTATTACTCGTGATATAATATCATTATCGCTTGCAGTACTATTTGGATTTTTAACAACATTAAACGTCGCTTGTAAATTTAAATCTGCCTGAGATCCGAATAATAATGTATAGCTGACTGGATGATAAATTATTTCATCGCTTATAGATTTGATTAGATTTAAACTAGGACTTAACAAGCTGTTTAATTCAGAACTACTAGGTGGTAAAGGTTTATTAACATTTGCGCCAGCTAACCACTGTCTAAATTTTGTGTCATAACTAACAGTTAGTACATAGATATCCATAATATTACTTGCACCTGGATCTATACGACTGTCGTAATCTGCATTATGAATGTACTGAAATTTTAAATTATCTCTACCAATATAGACTTTATAATCTAATGTTGGTATTAAGGAACTTGTTGCCGCATTATATTTTTTAACTACTTGTGTATCAACAAAATAAAAATATTGACCATCATTATAAGATGTATAGGTAGTTGGATCAGTTGGCAATATTACAACTACTGGATTTGCAGTATCGTTATACACATATCGATAATCCTCTTGGCCCAGACTAATTAAATATTTTTCTTGAACAATGTATTTTGTTAAAGGCAAATAACTAGGTTCAACTAAATCTAAAAATAGTTGAGGATTATCAACAGCTCCATTATTTTCAGAACTAGCAAAAGTTACAACAATTTTTTTAGGGTCTACATACCCATCTAATCCTACATAAGCAGATGTAATTTCCCAGTTTAAATCAACAGTAAACGGATATGTTCCTAATGTATCTGTTGTACTTCGGGGATGAGTGTTGATACTTAATACTTTTAAACTGTCTGTAATTGTACTGCTAGACACAGTATCGTAGATTTTTAAATTGCTATCAAAATAGAATGATACTTCTTTACTACTTTCAAAAATATATCTTAATAATCTAGATCTAATAGTATAAGTTTGATTATCAGTTGTAAACAGCAATAACCAACTTGAATCTTGTTGAGAGTTGGTAGTATCGCCCTGGTTAGCAAGACTAAATGCATCAGCAACATTTAAATTTGACTCAAACACAATTTGCCAAGTTTGTGTTGTTGACTCGTATCTTAATCCGAATGTATGATTTGAAAAAATCAAATCTATCATTGTTGTTATAACCGATGACCCAATTGTAACTGCTAAACTTGGAATAATTTGATCAACTACTGCACTAGTAGGAATAACCTTGTTCAATGTGATTGCGCCAAGCCCTGTACTAGCAAACGATCCATTACCATCGCCTAACCCATTTCCAGAAATAGATACAACTTGTGCCCATACATAACTTACTACACCTTTTCTGTTTGCAGTAGTTACTAACTGATTCAAATTATTTGTGTCAAAATATCTGCCAGTAGGAGCTGTAAATTTTACTAATGCACCAGTTGTAAAATATTTTAAATTAGTAGTTGTAAAAGATGAAACTTTATACGGAGTAGCATCTGATGAATTGCCAACATAACCTGTTGAACTATTGCTATCAGATGTAGAATTATACCAAGATATGTTTAAACTTTTTGTAATATAATTAATAAAATTTGCATAGTAGAAATTTCTTAAATCTGGTTCATCAAGTAATTTAAAAATTTGATTATAAATTATTCCCTCGATGTCTGTTTTTGTAATATAAGAAAATGTAGATGTACCAACATACGGCTCTTGATATAAAATACCATCATCTGCAAATAAATTTGTACTACTATATTTGCCTGTCGGGTCTGTTAGGTCAAAATAACGACTAATGCCGCTACTAGTTCTGTTTACAGATTTAATTTTAGCCACTAATTGTGTAACACTTAATGGACTAATATTATAGTCTTCCCCTGTAATCATTCTATTCTGTGTATAATATGTAGGCGGGGCATTCTTTTTAACACTTGTATTAGTTTCTGCTGAACTACTGTTATTAACAGATGTTGCAAGGCCAAGCGTTAAAGATAACACTTCCGGCTGTCCGTTAGCAGAAATGTAAGGAATACCAATACTAACATTTAAAATGTCGCTTTGATTAATAGTATAAGTTAGCCCGTTACTTACTCGATAGTATACTCTAAAATTACCTAATGGTAATTGCCCGAATGTGCCGTCTGCAAAAGACAATGTTACAGAATCGCTTGCACGTGATATTACACTATAGATTGTTTTTATTTTACTATTAAGGCTATTGTAAATTACGTTGTTACCTGTAGTTGCAGAAACTTGTGTCCATAGCGTTTTTTCTAAACCGGTAGCTTGATTTAAACTGTATAACCATACGTCTGTATTGTTAATATTTTTTGAATCAATATCTATAGTTTCGTTACTAGTTGGTTGCGAAATATTAAATGTTGCTTGATTTAATGTACCTTGCGTAAAATTAAAAAAGAATCCTGTTGTAGGACTTCCTGCGCCGTATCCGTCATCTTGATACACACAGGCAATAGAATTTCCAATCTTTGGCGGTTCTTCGTAGATGACAGATTTTCCAGAAAATGTTGTGCTGGTTATTTCAAAATCCATACTGCGACCAGCAACAGGTTTAGTAAAACTATAAACTGGTACTCCTGTATTGTTAGCATTAAATCTATACTGTGCTGTATTGATACCATAAATTTCTGCACTATCTACTGGATTTCCAAACTGTTGAGTTTGCGGTAGTGCCGCATTAATAACTTTTATAAATTGATCATACCAGTTACTGTTACTTGGATCGTTCCAAGTAACAACTTGTCCTGCTAGATTTATACCATTGCTATCTAGTACATTTTCTGTTGTACTAATTGTAGAGACTTTTAATAAACCGGAAGCTGGTACATTTCTACTGGCATTATAGCTTATCATACGTGCTAAACGCAGTACGCTATCACGACGCTCTGCTAGCTCTAAAAAGTTTTCACGAGCATTTAAGTCAACACGGAAAGCTATGCTTTGGCCCACATAGGCAATAAGGTCAATTAGGGCAAGGTATTCGCTAGACTCGGTATAATCGTTGAAATCTTCCGGAAAATTAGTGCGGATATAATCAACCATTGTACGGCGAAGATTTTCAAAGTCATAGCTTTGGAAATCGGCATTTTTAAATGATTGATAAATTTTCTGCCAATCTTCGCTGACTAGCAGGTTATTTTGTCTATCCGTTGAGCTCATAATGAATCCTAATAAGTGTATTTATTAGATCAAATTATGTGGGTAGTTAAAGAGATGCTGTCAACAAACCATTAACTTGATCAAACTGTAATTGTAGCGATTGACTAATGTTATAAGGCAAATATTTTAATGTACACTCTATTTGCAAGCCAGTATCATAGGGCGTAATTAATATATTTCCTGCCTGTACTCTAGGGTCATAATTTAAAATTTTGTCAACATTTAATCGTACAGCTTCCTTAACTTCGGGCGTCAATGGCTCAAATAACAAAGCCCAGATAACCGTACCAAATAAGGGTTGCATTAAACGCTCACCTTGTCTAATATTAAAATGATTAATTAAATCTTGCTTAATTAATTCAAAATCGTATAATGCAAAGTTTTCAGTCGTTGTGTTGACTGTACTAAAACCTCTGTACATTTTAGGCGTAGCATTACTCTTACTAGGTTTTCCAGGAATAGTAATTTTAGTATATAAATTTGATGCCATTATTGTTGTTGCTCCTCTTCGGGTCCTTTAACTCTACTAAATGTATCTGTGATTGTAGAGTATGTTTGCCACCCATCCGGCGTACTACCTGCACTACCCGATTCTCTATCAGTCTTATCAGGTGTTAAATTTACAGGATCTAAATTTTCATGTAGTGGGTACGGTTCAGTAGTTGGAATTCTTGCCATAATACTAGTAATAGGCGTTCCGGTCGTTGCAGGAATAGCACTATTGTCAGGAGTAATATTATCGAATGTCGTTAGTTCTGTCACCTTAGGTGCAACTGGACCATTCATTTGAATTTTAGCGGCAGTTTCTATATGACTTCCGGCAGTATTAATTGCCAAGTCTCCGGCTTTTGTTGTTATTTTTCCATCTTTGCCTATTAAAATATTAAAGGCGCCAACACTTTCCATTTGGAATCGTTTACCTGATTTTATATTAACATTGCGACTTGCTTCTATATTAACATCCCGACCTGCATAAAAATTAAAATCTTGTTCAGTGTGTACACTAATACTATCTTGTGCATAGATATCTATCTTACCATTACTGGTCAATTCTATCCAAGAAGTTCCCCTACTATTAGTAATATAAATTAAATCTTCGCTATTGTGTAGTAGAATTTGATGCCCCGTTCTTGTACGAATACGAACAAGTTCATTATGCGGAATAGCTGGATCACCATCTGTTTCTTTATTATCAGTTGATGCGTATTCTGGAGGGCCTTCCTTTGCTGATGTTTTTCTTAAAAATTTATCATCACCGTCATCCATGACAAATGTTGATCCGCCAAGTCGACTAGCAGGATAGTTTGGTATTTCGTGTTCTGGTTTACCGTAAGGACCTGTAGGAGAATCAGGACGTTTGTCAAGTGGGCCGGGTGTGCTAATGCCAAACACCATACTAGGTGCTTCTCTCCTTGCACTACTTGTTGTTATACCCCTAATATCGTCTAATATCAATCCTTGACTAGTTAATATATCTGTAAGAGGATGTTGTGGTTTTAACCACTTAGTAACATCGCTTGGATTACCAGTGTTTATTTTCCTATTAAATTCTGCAACAGGAACTCTCCCCGGTCGGCCTGCAACATCACTAAATCCAGCACCATCTACTACATTTTCTGTTGCCGCAATTCCAGGCAACATAAAATTCATACCTTCA